GGCGCCGTCGGGGGCATCAGGGTCCGGCGCGGGGAGGGAGGGCGGCGCGGACACCCTGGACGCCACCCCGGCCGCCGAGTACGCCACGAGGTCCGCATACGCCACGAGGTTCTGGCGGTCCACGATGAATGGCACGTCACCGCCGTCAACGGGAGGCTCGCCGATGTCGTTCCGGTATTTGTCCAGGGTCCAGGCGCCGTTGCGCAGCCGCGTGTCGCGGATGCCCTCGATGATCACGCTGTCGCGGTAGTCCACCTCGGCGAACTTCAGGTGCCATCCCTTGATGCCGAATGCCACCGTCGCGATGTGGAAGTTGATCTTCTCCAGGAGAATCTCGGCGATCGGCCCGCACGTGTTGATCATGAACGTCTTGTGCTGCGCCTCGCCCGTCCCGCTGCCCAGGTTGCCGGACTCGATGATGCCCGCCTCGGCAGGCGGGACGCCGTAGGAGCTGACGATCTCGTCGCGGCACTGGTCCTTGTAGGACCTGACGTCCTCGACCTTGCCGGGCTGGAGCTCGGTGAGGGTCGCGCCGCCCTTGGTGACGATCGGGCGGCCGATGTTCTTCGGGCCGATGTTCTGCGTCTGGTACTTGTCCGCCCAGATCTTCGACGTGCCCTCTTGCGTCTGCTGCGGGAAGTCCGCGTGGATCGCCGGGGGCAGTCCCTTGCGGAACATCTCTTTCCCCGTGGCCGCGGCGAACAGCCACCCGGTGATCGGCAGGAGGGCCGCCTGCGTCGGGGAGACGCCCAGCACGCCGGGGCGGGCCGAGTCCAGCGAGATGTGGATGACCTCGCGGGGCTCGAACCTCGCCTTCTGCCCGTAGTCGGTGACCTGCACGTAGCCGCTCACTGTGCCGTGAACGTCGGCGACGGGGGTGGTAGTCGGGCAGTCAAGGTTGTAGATCGCGACCGGCAGGCTCCCCCACCACGTGATCTCCAGGTACGCGTCCCCGAACACCTCGAGGTCAGCGATGGCGTTCCGCATGACCTGACGGATGTCCTGGGACGGGTTGCAGAACGCGATGAACCGCTCGAGCGCGAGAACCTCGGGGGGCTTCTCCGGCTCGTCCTGGTCGCCCTCGCCCGTGTCTGCATCCCAGTCCGAGACGAGGCCGCCCGCGGTGATCGTGCGGGCGACGGCGTTGACGCACGCCCACGCCCACGGGCAGCCCAGGTACGCCTGCCAGAGCTCGACCATGAGCGACTTGCGGTCCGTCTGCGTAGACGTCCCGACCGCTACCTGATCCTCGTCCAGGCCGCCGGGCGGGATCCCGGCGACGTAGCCGGTCCGCTCGGGGACCTGCTCGACAGGCTTGGGGGCCTGCTGGCGCCCTTCCATCAGGTCGGTGCGGTCCTCGCGGTACCACGGGAGGCGGAGAGGCACGCTGCGACCTCCCGGCGCTCAGGCAGGCTGCGAGGCCCCTGAGGGCGGGAAAGGCGGGCGGGTCAGGCAGGCGTGGTGCAGTCGCAGCCCCGGCACTGGCAGTCGCAGTCCAGGTCGCACGAGCAGTCGTCCGCCGGCCCGCAGCAGCGGTAGCCGCGGCCGGACTCGGATTCCACGGCGCCTCCTAGGCTGACGGCGGCCACGTCTGCGTCGTGCCGCCCTTCGGGCGCTCGTCGTCGTCCCATGCCGGGGCGTCGTCCTGCGGGCGGACCGCGAAGATCCCCGCGGGCTGGAGCACCTCGAACTGGCCGTCCATGCCCGGCTCGTCGTCGTACGGGGACAGGAACTGGGGTCCGCCGCCCAGGTTGACCAGGAGATATCGGCCAGCATCCATTGCGTGATCTGCCGCCTTGGAGTCGGCGTCCTCGACGTTTCCGGTGCGCGCATACGGGAGGCTCTTGAGCTCGGAGATCAGGCTCTCGCACGAGCGGAAGATGTGGATCCAAGGGCAGGTTTCCCAGCCGAGCGCCCGGTGATGCGGGCAGGCTGGCCCCTCGCCGAGATAGGAGTGCCACCGCTGCCAGCCGGTTATCCGCGACCCGGGGCCTTTCCCGGCCTCGGTCAGGTACACGCCATTCTCGGCGTAGACGGTCGAGATCGGCTTGGCGTCGCCGCGGGTAGCCCACATGGCGTCGTCGGCGTAGCGCACCGCGACGTGCTCGTCGGGCGACTCGGCGGCGAGGATCATCTTCGCCTGGTCAGCCTCGCCGACCTGCCGCTGGTAAATCTCCCGGTAGATCCAGACCCGGCCGTCCTCGTCCTGGGCGCCCCACAGGACGGCCCATGGCGCGGCGTAGCCCCAGTCGACGCCGTTGTACCGCTGCCACGTCTCCGGGATCGCCACCGGGTCCATGGTGTGCCGGTCGTAGCGGTACTGCTTGAAGATCATGCCGGCGAACTGGGTCCAGTCGCCGTCGCGCATCGCCGCCCGGCGGGCCGGGTCGGGGATGGCGTCCAGGCGCCGGAAGTACGCGGCATCCAGGTGCGGGTTATCGGTGGCCTTCGCGGGGATAAAGCGCCGCGTCAGGCCGTGCTCGTCCGTGAGAGTCAGGGAGCCGTGCTTCGTCGGCTCGATGTACCGCTCGTTCATCTCGCCGTGCGACGGGCCGCCGGGGTTGCTCGCCGAGCGGATGCCCAGGACCGGGACGCCATGCGCTGACCGCAGCCGCTCCAGGGCGACCACGTCCACGATTCCCGGCGCCAGGAGCCCGCGCTCGTCGACGAGCAGGAGCTGGTATGCGCCCCCCTGCCGGCGCGACGCGTCGTCCAGGGTCTCCATGTAGCGGAGCCGGATCACCGACCGGTTCGGGAACGTCAGTTCCTTCTCGGTCTTATTCCAGGACCCGCCCAGCGCACGTGCCCACTCGTAGCGCTCGAACTCCGGGAAGACCGACTCGGCGAGTTCGTCGTAAGTCCGTCGCAGGACCAGGATGCGGATGCCCGGATAGCGGACGGCCGCCCGGATGCCCTCCATGACCAGGGCCACGGTCTTGCCGCCGCCAGCCGCGCCGCCGTACAGGACGTCGTCCTCGGTGGCCGCGTGGAACAGCTCCTGCGGGCAGTTCCCGCATGGCTCCGGCAGTTCGGCGTCGGCGCGGTCGCGCGCCTCGGTCCGCGGCTTGCAGGTCGGCTCGTAGCCGAGCACCTCGAAGGCGTCGACCTTGCTGAGCCGCTCCGCTTCCAGGGCGGCCTTGCGGTCCTGCAGTTCCCTCAGGTACCGGAGGCGGTCAGCGGGCGCCTGGATGATCTGCGCGCTCACCAAGTTCCGTTTCCAGCTTCATGATCTCGTCCTCGATCATGTCCCGCGTGATGACCTCAACGCGGGACCGGGTCGGCGCGTCATAGCCGATGATCTTCGCCCGGCGCTCCAGCAGCGAGCGGATACGGTCGATGGCCGCCAGGACCGGGCCGTCGTCCATGACCGGCTCGTACTCCGGGATGGTCCGGCCCTTGTCGTCGAGGCGCTCGGTGCCGTCAGCGTCGCGCTCGACGTCGCCGGTCCGCTGCCGGACAACCTGCCCGTTGGAGTAGGCGACGTGCTCGCGCTCCATGACGGCCCACGCCTGGTCGACCAGGCGGTCGATGCGCTCCAGGTCCAGCCGTCGGGCCTCGTCGACTGCCTCGTAGGGCACGTCGGCGAACGCGCGCTGGACGGCGTGGTAGGCGCTGGCCTTGTCGGCCAGGCCGAGCTCGTCGGCGATGCGCTGGACCGTCCAGCCCTTGGACCGGAGGGCGACCGCCTCGGCATCCCGTTCCGCGGTCTCGATGCTGCGGGAGAAGCGCCCGTTGCCTCCGCGAGTTGGGCCGGCCATGAGTTGCTCCCGTCCGGGGTCCGGTTAGAGCCGGTTACCCCAGTTTGGCGAGTCTCAGCCCGGTCATTGAGGTAAGAACGATCTTGGTCCGGGTCAGGTGGCAGCCCCGTCCAGCGTGCCCTCTGCTTGGAGCCCGACCCTGGGGCCGCTCCTGAAACGGGGTGATGACTGCCCTTGGCCGGCACGCTCGACCTGGCCCGGCCGTCTACTGGCGCGCGTCCCAGCCCTTGCGTGCCGCGACCATCCCCGCTACGGGCCGCAGGGACCGCTCCAGGGCACGCACCGCGGCCTTGGCGGCCTTCCCGCCGTCGCAGCCCAGCAGGGGTGCGAGCTGTGCCCAGGTGGCGCCGTCGGCCTGGGCGACCCTGACGGTGCGGAGGCGGGAGGCAGCGTCCCGGATGTCCTCGC